CCGATGGTAGCGAACTCTCCCAACTCCAGCATGCGCTTCCAACGGAACGCGCGGGCCAGCGCCTTGACGAGCGTGTTGTCGGTCCGCCGCGGTTGCGTCGCGCCGTCCGGCAGCTGCATCTCCTTCCGCCCACCGCGCGTCACTACGCGGAAGGGCACGTGCAGCGTCACGGTGTTCCGATCGAACACCTCCACCAGCTTGGCGAAGTCGGCGAGCGCGCGGCTGAGGCGGTCGATCTTGTACACTACCACCACGTCGACGAGCCCGTCCTCGATGTCCTCCAGCAACCGCTGAAGGCCCGGGCGGTCCAGCGTGCCGCCGGAGACGCCGCCGTCGTCGTACTGATCGCGGACGAGCACCCAGCCCTCGGAGCGCTGGCTGGCGATGTAGGCTTCGCATGCCTCCCGCTGGGCGTGGAGGGAGTTGAACTCCTGCTCCAGCCCTTCCTCAGAGGATTTCCGTGTGTAGATGGCGCAGCGCTGTTTTCTGACAATCGGCTTCGTCATGTCCGCGCCCTCCGGCTGCGCAAGCCGAAGAAGACCCAGCCGTTCCAGCGCGTGCCGGTGATGGCGCGGGCAATGGCCGACAGCGACTTGTACGGCCGCCCCTGCCAGTCGAAGCCGTCCGCGGTGACGGTGACGACATGCTCGACGCCTTGCCACTCACGGAGCAGCCGCGTGCCGACTATTGGCATCGTGTCAGCGCGGACGCGGCTCTTCTTGCGGTCGCCGCCGTCGAGTTCCTCGCCCAGCCGCTCCAGCCGCCGGATGGTCTCGGGCTTCAGGCCACCATAGGCGAGCTCCTGGATGCGGTAGGCCAGCCGGCTCTCCAGGTAGCGTCGGTTGAACGGCGGCGGCTCGCTGTCGAACAGCTCGCGCCACTGCGCCTTCAGTTCCGGTGTCGTGGCGGTCTTCAGCGCGGCCAGGCGCGCGGGGATGGGATCGGGCTTGTTCATGCATTTCTCCGATGAGTTGGAGTTGCATGACGGCATTGGTCGGGCGAAGAGTGTAGGCGAATTTCTCCAGTATCGTCAGAAGGTTCGCCCTGTTCCCGCAGCTGCAGGCGGACCAGCCCGAGCGCCAGCAGCCCGCACAACTCGGTGCGGCGCTCTACGGGCGTCATCGCCGAAGGGGCGAGTGGGTTGGGGCGACGAATGGGACGGGGATTGAACATCATGATCCATCGGTGCCGGATTGCGCCGATGACCGCGACCTCGGAACGGGTCATCCCATGCCCCTCATGAAAGGGTGAACCCCTTCGGTGTTGCAACACCGTGGTGGGTTGAGGGGTCAGGGCGTTCCCATTATGTTCGACCTGTCCCCAATCGATTCACGAGGCCGCCCATGTCGCTGCAGACGCTCGACCGTACCCAATGGAGTTATGCAGAGGCGCTGGCCCATGTGCAGAACGTGACGGTCGCGCGGCGCGCAACAGAGGCGGCAAAGGCGCCGCCGAAGCCTGTGCCCGCACTCAACCACTGGAACCCGCCGCAGGATCCGACGATCGCCTGGAAGGCGGAGGCGGCAAACGAGTTGCTGGTCGCGCTGCGGGACGGCGATCTCATCGCGCAGGGCCGCTACACCGAGGAGCGCCCGAACGGCTGGGGCTACGGCAACAGCAGCGGGTTTGGCCTCCATTCGGGCTATCACACCAGCATCCGCCCCGAGCAGTGGCGGGAGGGCAAGTACCTCTCCGACCGGCTGACGGCGCGCGACTGGGAGTTCATCGACATCCGAATGCCGCGCTTCCTCGTGAAGGCGATCTGGCCAGATTACGTGCCCGAGGTCGTCCGACCGACGGCGGGCACGGACGCGGTGCCATACACCACGCCCTATCTCGAGCTGATGCAGGCGGCGATCGCCAAATTCGGGATCACGGCCGAGACGCAAGGCAAGAAGGACTGCCTCGTCGACTGGTTCCTGGAGCAGGAGATCGAGGGCGAGCCGGTGTCGAACAAGCTCGCCGATGCCATGGCCACGCTGATCCGGCTACCCTCGGCACAGCGCGGCGGGGCGAAGCGGGTGCTGGGCCCCGATCTGCGGCCGACCGGCTGACACTCGGGATCCACGCTGGTCGACATTGCGCATTGCCTGGCATATATTGCCAATGGGCCCAAGGGAGATGCCGATGCCGACCCGCAATGTCGTCCTGACCGACAGCCAGACCGACCTCATCGACCGGCTGATCGCCGATGGCCGCTACCAGAATGCATCGGAGGCGCTGCGGGCCGGGCTGCGCCTGCTGGAGCGCGAGGAAGCGGAGATGACCGCCTTGCGCGACCGGCTCGCCGCGGGGCTGGAGGAGGCGCGCTCGGGTGTGCTTGCCGAGGGCTCCGGTGAGGACGCGATCCGCAGGGCCTTTGCCGCCGCACGCACCGTGTCCTGATGCCGAAGCCCTGGCGGCTGACGCGGCAGGCGGAACGCTCGCTCGTGGAGATCGCGCGCTGGACGCTGGAGACCTTCGGGCCGCGCCAGGCCGAGGCCTACGAGGCGGACCTCATCGCCCGCTGCGCTGCCATCGCCGCCGGTGATGCACCGTCGCAGGACTGCCGCCGCCTGATCGATCCCGACCTGCCGGAGGATCTGCGCTTCACGCGGGCGGGCCAGCATTTCATCGTGTTCGTCGAGATGCCGGATCAGGTGATCGTGGCGGACGTGCTGCACAGCCGCTCGGACCTGCCGCGTAGGCTGGCGGCACTGGGAGCGCCGAAGGACCCCGAACAAAGCTGACGGTGGCCATCTCCGTGTGGGCAGCCCGCGGCGATGGCATCCTGGACAAGGGTTGAACCGTTCACCCCGTTCGCGCGGACGAGGGGTCATCTCTTCGATCCGCTACGGACGCTGAGGGCGCTCCACAGGGGTCGTTGGGCCCGTTGGGGTCAACCCATGAACTGACGTATTTCCAATGTCTTGCCGGAAGGGGTCACCCCTTTTCGGTGCGATGGCCTGCGGCCGGGCGGACCGGTTCCGACGTCGCGAGGGCGGTCTGATGCGCGGCAGAACCGGGGGCAACAACGCCCCTCATCCGGTTCCGCAAGCCCCGTGTCCGCTCGTTTCCGTCCCCTCCTGCGCCCTGCCGCCGCGGCCCTCCGGGCGACCGGCGTGCATGCGCACGTTCCGCGGGGGCGGCGATGAGCGGGCGGGACTGGCGGGCCTTCGATGCCGAGCTGCGCGCACGGGTGCCGGAGCTTGCGGTGGAGCTTCTGGGCAAGCCGACCTTCCGTGCGGGTCAGGAATGGCGCTGGGGCCGCAAGGGCAGCCTCTCGGTCGTCGTCGGCGGCGCGCGGGCGGGCATGTGGTTCGACCACGAGGAAGGCCGGGGCGGCTGGTTCTCGGACCTCGTCGGCCGCGACCTCGGCATGGCGCGCGAGGATGCGACGGACTGGATTGCCGATCGCATCGGCATGGCGTCGCTGCCCCGGCCGATCCGTCGGCCGTCGACACAAGGCGCAACGGCGGCGAACGATCCGGGCGAGCCGCCAATGGCGCTGGCCACGGCGCTTCCCGAGCCGAGCCCCGATGGCGATGCGGATGCTGCGCCGAACCGCGCGGACGAGGCCGCCGCGCGCGCGGTCCGGGTCTGGGACAGCGCCCGTCCCGCCGCGGAGGACCATCCCTATCTCGTCGCCAAGCGCGCCGCGCCGCTCGCCCTGCGCATGGACGCGAACCGCCGGCTCGTCGTGCCGTTGCAGGATGTCGAGGGCCGGATCCACAGCCTCGAGACGATCGCGCCCGACGGGGCAAAGCGCTTCCTGGCCGGTGGGGCCAAGAAGGGTCACTTCGCGGTGGTGGGCGCGGAGCCCGGACCGTTCGCAGAGCCGACCGGCCCAGTTCTGATCTGCGAGGGCTGGGCCACCGCCGCGAGCCTGCACATCGCCACGGGCCATACCGTGATCGCGGCGATGGACGCGGGCAACCTGATGCCGGTGGCCGAGGCGTTGCGGGCGCGTTTTCCGGCGGCCGACCTCGTCCTCGTCGCCGACAACGACGCGAAGCCCGACCGCGACAGCAATCCCGGTGTCGAGGCGGCCCGCAAGGTCGCACTCGCGGTCGACGGCCGTCTTGCCATGCACGACAGCCCTGGCGACGCCAACGACCTTTTCTGCGCCGAGGGCCCGGACGCCGTCGCGGCGCTGGTGGCCAGTGCGGCGCGGATCCCGCCGCCGCCGCCGACATATCCCGCACCGGTCCTCACGCCAGACGAGGCCCGCGCCAGCCTGGCCGAGGCGATCGCCGGTTTCGTGGCCGCGATCCCGGACTACTGGGCCGCCGTCGAGGCGGCGCAGGAGGAGGCCAAAAGTACAGACGCCAATCGCGATCCGCTGGACTTCAACATCGTGGCACGGGCGGCGCTGCCGCCGCTTCTCGGACTTCCTGTCGATGTGGGCCACGGCAAGACATCGAGCGCGCGCGCCGCCATCGCCGAGCTGATCGGCTCGGGCGGGCTCGGCAACCGCAAGGTCGTCTATGCCGTCCCGCGCCACGATCTCGGGGCCGAGCAGGTCGCAGCCTTCAAGGCGCTCGGCCTCAGCGCCATGCTCTGGAAGGGACGCACCGCGCCCGATCCCACCGACGACAAGCCCGACCGGCGCATGTGCCTCGACACCGAGGCGACCTTCGACGCGCTCGAGATCGAGCATCCGGTCGAGCAGAGCTGCTGCAAGGTGAAGAACGGCGCGGAGCTGCTGCTCTGCCCCTGGTTCCACGACTGCGGCTACCAGCGCCAGAAGCCGCTGGCGCAGGCGGCGCAGGTCATCGTCTGCGCCCATGACAGCCTTTTCCACATGAAGCCGCAGGCCATCGGCGAGGTCGGGCTCCTCGTCATCGACGAGGCCTTCTGGCAGGCGGGCCTGCGCGGTCTCGACGGCAAGGCGACGCTCACGCAGGACGGTCTGGAACCCGGCCGCACCTCGGTCACCTGCTACACCGGCAAGGGAAAGATGGATGTCGGCGCGACAGCCGACCTGATCGCCGCGCGGGAACGGCTCTGCAAGGCGCTGCGGGTCACGGAGCCCGGTCCGCTGCGCCTCGGCCTTCTGGAGGCCGTCGGTCTCACGCCGGACGACTGCCGCCATGCCGCCACACTCGAACGCCGCCGGATGCGCGATGCCGGTCTCCGCCCTGGCATGTCGCCGGTCGAGCGGCGCAAGCGCATCGAGGCGGTCCTGCCGCCCGCGGGCGAGCCATGGGCACCGCCCGGTCGCTGCGCCACGCTCTGGCTGATCCTCGCCGAGGCGCTGGAGAACGGCCACGATGCCGCCGGTGCCGAGCTCGTCCACGAGATGACCGATGCCGGCTCCGTCCGCGCGCTCCGCCTGCGCTGGCGCAGCCGCATGCGGACCGGCTGGGCTGCGCAGGCACCGATCCTGCATCTCGACGCGACACTGCGGCCGGAACTCGTCCAGACCTACCTGCCGAGGATCGACATCGGCACCCCCGTCGCCGCGCGCCAGCCTCATGTCCGCGTCCGTCAGGTGACCGGCAGCCCGACCTCGGCGCGCGCGCTGTCGCCCTCCGCCGACGCGCCCGAGCGCGACCGCAAGGCCGCCGCGACCCGTCTGCGCGACCTTCGCGCCTGGATCGACCTCCGGGCCCGGCAATGCCATCGCCCCGGCCAGGCGATCGATCTGCTGATCGTCGGGCAGAGGCGCCGGCCCGGCCCGCGCCCCGCCCGGCGCCGCGGCGGCTGACACGGCGGTCGAGTTACATGGGGTGATCGATGAGCACGGCCTCTGAATTGCGCGCCCGCCGCGACGCGCTCTCGACGCAGCGGTCCTCGGGGGTGGCGCGGGTCAGCTATGACGGCAAGACCGTCGAGTACCGTAGCGTGGCGGAGATCGACCGGGCCATCGAGGCGCTGGATCGCGAGATCGCGGCGGCGGAGGGCCGGCGGATCGTGCGGCAGCTGCGCGTGACGACCGTGAAGGGGCTCTGATCCATGCGCCTCTTCGACCGGTTTCGCCGCCAGCCCCCCGGCGGTCCCGCCGGCGTGCGTGCGCGCCTGGAGGGTGCGATGTCCCGGCGTCGGCTGCGGGGCTGGAACCCGCCGCTGGAGAACGTCAATGCGCTGGTCGCCTCGGGCGGGCCGAAGCTGCTGGCCCGCGCCCGCGAGCTGGTGGTCACCAACGGCTATGCCGCCAATGCCTGCGAGGCCTTCGCCGCCAACCTCGTCGGCGACGGCATCAAGCCCTCGTCGCTGATCGACAACGCGGAGCAGCGCGACCGGGTCCAGCGGCTCTGGCTCGCCTGGACCGACGAGGCGGATGCGGACGGGCTGACCGACTTCTACGGGCTGCAGGCCATGGTCGCACGGGAGATGTTCGTCGCCGGGGAATGCTTCGTGCGGATGCGCCCGCGCCGGACCGAGGACGGTCTGCTGGTGCCGCTGCAGCTGCAGCTTCTGCAATCCGAGATGCTGCCATTCGAGAAGACCGAGACGGCAGCGGGCGGCAACCGCATCCGCTGCGGGATCGAGTTCGACGCCATCGGGCGGCGGGTGGCCTATCACTTCCGCCGCACTCATCCCGGCGACAGCACGGATCGGCGCGTCGCGGTGCCCGAGACCGTGCGCGTGCCGGCCGAGGAGGTGCTGCATATCTACCGCCCGCTCGATGCCGGGCAGATCCGCGGCCTGCCGCATGTGGCGCCCGCCATGGTGCGGCTGTTCCTGCTGGACCAGTACGACGACGCCGAACTCGACCGGAAGAAGACCGCGGCGATGTTCGCGGGCTTCATCACCAAGACGGCGCCCGAAGAGCCGATGATGGGCACGGAAGAGCCCCACCCCGACGGCGCGGCCATCGCGAGCCTCGAGCCCGGCACCCTGCGGGTGCTGCTGCCGGGCGAGGACGTGAAGTTCTCGAGCCCCGCGGATGTGGGCAGCAGCTACGAGGCGTTCCAGTACCGCACGCTGCTCGGCGTCTCGGCCTCGCTTGGGCTGCCGTACCACCTGGTCACCGGCGACGTGCGCCAGGCCAACTACTCGAGCCTGCGGGCCGAGCTGGTGGAGTTCCGGCGTCGCGTGCAGCAGCTCCAGCACGGGGTGATCGCGCACCAGCTCTGTCGCCCGGTCTGGGCGCGCTGGCTGGAGACTGCGCGGCTGGCGGGCCGGCTGGACCTGCCCGACCCGGCAGTCGCTCGAATGGTGCAATGGATCCCGCCCCGCTGGGACTGGGTCGATCCGCTCAAGGACATCCAGGCGCAGGTGCTGGCGATGGAGGCCGGCATCACCTCGCGGCGCAAGGTGGTCGAAGCCACCGGGTACGACGTCGAGGAAGTGGACCGCGAGAACGCGACGGACACGGCGCGCGCCGAGGCGCTGGGACTTCGCTACCGCACCAGCCCGGGCGAGACACAAGGAGCCCGCGCGACACCGGCGACGCGGCCCGATCCGGGCGCAGGGGCGGATGGCGACAGCCACGACGATGCGGCGGCAGCTGGCCGCGCGACCGAACAGGAGTGACATCATGAAAAGCTGGTACACGATCCGCGCCCGCGACGGCGGCGCGGAGGTGCTGATATATGACGAGATCGGCGCCTATGGCGTCTCGGCGAAGGGCTTCCTCGCCGAACTGGGCGCGCTGCCGGATGACGCGCCCATCGACCTGCGCCTCAACAGCCCGGGCGGGTCTGTCTTCGATGCCGTCGCCATCCACAACGCACTGAGCCGCCACGCGGGCCCGGTCACCGTCTGGATCGACGGGATTGCGGCCTCGGCGGCGAGCTACGTGGCCATGGCGGGCGATGCGATCGTCATGCCGGAAAACGCGTTCCTGATGATCCACGACCCCTCCGGCCTCGTCATGGGCACGGCGGCGGACATGCGCGAGATGGCCGGAACGCTCGACAAGATCGCGGCCGGCATGACCCGTGGCTACGCCGCCCGCTCCGGCAAGACGGAGGACGAGATCGCGGCGCTGATGGCGGCGGAGACCTGGTTCTCTGCCGCCGAGGCGCTGGAGGTGGGCCTCGCCACGCAGCTGGCCGAGCCCGTGCGCATCGCCGCCAGCTTCGACATCGCCCGCTTCCGGAACGCGCCGACCGAGTTGGTCGAAGCGGTCGAGACCGCCGATCCGGAGAGCGCGGAGACGCGACCCGACATCGTTGAAGGCGCCAACGATGTCGCTGCGCCGCCCGATGCCGTTCCGCAGCCCGCGGTGCACGATCCGGACCGTACGGCGGCAGATGCCAGCGCAGGCCCGGACCCCACGGCCATCCGCGCCGAGGCCATCGCTCATGCGAGGGCGGTCGTCGATCTCTGCCGTCTCGCCGGCCAGCCGCAGATGGCCGGGGGCGCGGAGTACTGCAGGGGCTGCGACGGGCCGTGCCCGGCCTGCCCGCAAACGCAAGAGCGGCCGCTGACGCTCGAGGGCCGGCAGGTGCGGGATCTGGTGCAGGCGGCGGGCGGCCAGCTGCGGCTGGCGCCCATGGGCGGCGTGATCGGCTTCGACATGACCGCGCTGCTCGCCATGGCCCGCGCCCGCGGCGTCGACCCGGCCGCCGTCGCCGAGCTCCTTCCGCATGTCGAGGCGGTGGTGGTCGAGACGCTGGCCAGACAGGCAGGGTCAGGCGGCGGCGACGGGGGTGATGTCTGAGACGTCGACCGTGTCGCGCGCGCGGGCGAGGTCCCAGGCGCGCTGCAGGTTCATCCAGTATTCGGGCGTCGTGCCGAAGGCCTTGGCGAGCCGCATGGCGGTGTCGGCGGTCAC